ATCGACAGGAAAGGCCCGGCCGGCGCCCGTGCGGGAGCGCCGGCCGGCCGCCGGCTCAGCCCTTGGCGATGTTGGTGATCACGCCCACGGCGAAGGGCGCGTAGACCGCCAGGGTCTCCTCGGCGTAGACGCCCTTCTGGCGCTGACGCGTCGTGATCGGCCAGTCGATCTGGTAGTAATCCTGGCGGACCTTCACCTCGGCGACGTTGGGCGTCTCGCTGTTCTGGTATTGCAGCGGCAGGTCCTCGCACCAGCCGAGGATGGTGCCGGGCGGCAGGTTCGGGTGGATCTTGATCGGGATCTTCACCCCGCCGTCCAGCAGGAACGGGTTGTAGTAGAAGTCGATCATGCCGCTGGCGGTCATCTGATAGCCGCCGTCAGCCGGGGCCTGATAGTACTGCAGCAGCGAGCTGGCGCCGGTGCTCAGGCACTTGTCGGTGATGTTCCGCAGTTGCTGACTGTTGACGTACAGCACGGTGGGCGACACTTGCGAGGCGTCCCACATCGCCTGCAACATGTCGTCGATCTCGTTGACCGAGCCGCGGCCCGAGGCGGTCAGGGTCGTGCCGACGCCGGCGACCCCGGCCGACAGGCTCTTCACATAGGCGCCCGAGCCGGCCTTGAGCGCTGTGGTCAGCAGGCCGTCGAAGGCGGTGGCGTTGGTCGAGCAGTCGGCGCTGACAGCGCTGGCGGGCTGCCCCGTCCCGGCCAGGGGCGCAGCGAAGACGGCCGAGTTGATCGTGGTGATCGCCTCCAGCTTCTCCGCACCGGCGAGGCCGACGAACCAGGCGTAGCCGACCGCGCCGACGACCGGCGCGACGGTCGCCGCCAGGGTCTGCCCGGACGTCACCGCCTGGGTGGCGTTGGCCGACCGGTTCGACGAGCCGCCGTTCAGGGTGAAGGTCTTGCCGTCGGCGCCGGTCACGGTCTTCGTCGTGGCCGCGCCGCCGGCCAGGCTCGAATGCTTGAAGCCTTCGATGCTGAGGGCGACGACGATCACCGAATAGGTGGCCGCCGGCAGGCTCGCGCCGGTTCCGGCGGCGGCCAGGGCCGGGGCGGCCGGCGCGCCGAGGGCCAGGCTGTTGTTGCCGCCGAGCAGCGCCATCTCTTCCTTGAGCATGGTCTTCTGGAGCAGGCGGATCGACATGGTCGCCTGCACGTCCTCGAACGACTTGCCGGCGTTGATCGCCTCGAAGGTCGCCGAATCCTCCTCGCCGATCGTGCGGTAGAGGGCGGCGCGGTCGGCGGCGACATAGTTCATCTGTCCGGCGCGCTGGCCTTCCGGCACCCATCCGATGGAGTCGAAGCCCGAACCGGAAAGGCCGGTGATGGTCTTCCAGTTGGTCGCCGCGCCGACGCCGCCGCCGACCCGCGGCAGGCGGTTGCGGATCGGCGTGGCCGCGGGGAACAGGTTCTTGGCCGGCGCCTGCAGGTCGTAGGCGACCAGGCCTGTGGCGGTGGAGATCGATTTCTCGATGCTGTTCGGATCGACGCCGGCGGCGCTGAGCACCGAGCGGGCGATGTCCTCGGACGGGTTGGACAGGGAATCGACGACCGCCTTCTTCAGGTCGGCCGATTGCATCACGTGCTGCATGGATCGTGCTCCTTCCGGGGCATTAAAAAAGCCGCTCTCAGGCGGCTTGGATGCGAACGCCCCGCGAGGCGGTCGACAGGTCGAAACGGTTCGAAGGGTCAGCCCAGCGGGATCGGCTGCGACAGCGCCGCCTTGGTGAGCAGAAAGGCCCGCTCCTCGGGCGTCATGTCGTCCAGCGCCCTGCGCACCGCCTCGGCGCTCAATCTCGCCCCGACATGGCCGGCGGCGTCCTCGCCCTTGCCGACCGCCTTGGCGAAGGCCCCGCCGGCGGTGCGGGCCGGCAGCGGCGTCGCCTTCAGCCGGGCCAGTTCGCGGGCCTGCTCGTCCAGCCGCGCGGCCAGGGCTTCGATGCGCGGCGCCGTCTTGGCCAGGGCGTCGGCGAGGCGGCGATTGTCGGCCAGGACCTTGGCGTGCTCCTCGGCGAGGTCATCGTCGGCTTCCGCCGCCGGGTCGAGGGCCGGATCGGCCTGGGCGTCCTCGGGAGCATGATCGCAGTTGGCCGGGTCGCATCTGGCCCCCAGCAGGACCAGTTGATCGTGCGCCGCCTGGATGGCGTCGAGATCGAGCCCCTCGGCGGCGCTCGACGCCGGCGCTTCCTCCGGCGTCGACGGCTTGGACCGGGCGGGCTTGGCCGCCTGCGCCGGCGGCTCGCCCTTCGGCGGATCGGCCTTGGGCGGCGCGGCCTCCGCCGCCTTGACCAACCGCTCGCGCGCCCGCACCACGAAATCCTGCCAGCGCGGCTTGCCCGCGGCCTTGGCCAGTCTTTGAGCCTCGGCGCGAACCGCCTCGTTGGTCGGAGCATAGGGCATGCGTTGGGTCCTCGTCTGATCGGCTTTCCACAGGTCGATGACCGCCTCGGGATTGCACGGGCGGTCGACCAGGCTGATTTCGTTGAGCTTGAGCGCGGTGATGCGGCTGCGGTCGTCGGGGTCGCGCGCCAGCACCTTGCCCCCGATCGAGAAGCCCTTGTAGACGCCGGCCCTGACCTTGCGGATCGCTACGGGGTCAACGATGTGGGTCTCGATGCGGGTGACGCCGTCCTCGTCGACCTCGGCGCCCAGGGTGGTGCCGGCCGCCGACAGCTGGTGCATCTCGCGCACCGCCCCGAAGGCCAGATAGTCTGGCAACGCCGCCTTGATCGCTTCCGGCGAGACCGTCTCGCCGGCCTCGTCGCGGGCGCCGGTCGAGGCGATCCCGAACACCCGGATGGTGCCGTCGTCCAGTTCCTCGACCTTGGTCAGTTCGCCATAGAGCTTCATGCGGGGGTTCCTTGCGCTTCGGGAGAGGAAGGCTCGCTGGACGGGCCGGCGGGGACCTCGGCGGGCTCGGGCGGAACCAGCGGCAAGAACACCGAACCGGCGTAGACGCGAGCCTCGTCGCCGCCCTCGACTGGCTTCAGGCCGCGCCGATGACGCACTTCGTTGATGGTCGCGGAGCCGTTGCGCAGATCGCGGTCGTCGATTTCGGACTGCACGCCCGGCTCGACCTCGCGGCCGTCGTTCCAGCCCCATTCGAGGTCGGCGAAACCCAGGTCGTCCTGGATCACGCCGTCGGCCACCCGCTTCCACCACAGCTTCAGCGGCTCCAGCCCCTCGGCCTGGCCGCGCGCCTCGTCGGTCTCGGCGGTCGAGCGGTTCATCTGGCGCACGAACGGCGTCGGCGGCAGGTTGAAGCAATAGGCGACGATGCGGGCCAGCCACTCGTCGAACTGATCGGTGAGCGGGCTGTCCTTGAACGCCTGATAGGAGGTCCCCGCCGGCACCCACACCGCCTTGGATCGCTCGGCGGCGTTTCCGGACAGGCGGGCGTCGAACCAGGTCTGGAAGGTGGCGATGTTGTCGGCCGTCCACCCGTCCGGGGCGTTGAGGATGCCCGAGGGGATGTTGCCCTCGGTGAAGTAGGACAGCTGCGCCGCCTGTCGCCGCAGGATCATGTTGATGGTGACGATGATCTGCTCGACCGGGCCCAGGCCGTAGAGGTGGCCGGGCCGCGGGTTGCGCGGCGCGTAGATCAGCTCGTCCGCCGTCAGTTCCGTCCAGACCTGTCCCTTGATGACCTGCTGAAAGGCCGGCAGGGGCGGAAACGGCCGGCGGCCGGTGTCGTCGACCAGCACCTTGACCGTGTCGCCGGGCACGACATCGAGGCCGATCAGGTCTCCCGACCGGTTCCGCCGCCGCTCGAAGGCCGGGGCGTCGAGGGCCAGCAGGTCCTCCAGGGCCAAGCGCAGCCAGCTGGCGAAGGGCGTGACGCCGTCGGGACGCCGCCAGAAGGCCTCGACCGTTCGGATCTGGGCGTCGCGCTCGCCGGCCTGGTCCGGGGTGGCGTCCCTATGCTTGATGGTCCAGGACAGCGCCTCCATCTGGTCCTTGCGGGTCTCGATGGCCAGGCGCACGGCCTCGACGTTGGCGAAGGCGCGAAGCTGGGCGAACCCGAACGGCTCGGACGATCGCGGCGTGTAGACGGTGTTCTCGCCGACCGCGAAGTCGACCAAGCGCACCGGCTGCGGGTCGGGCGCCGGAACCGGCAGGCCCGGCGAGAACAGCCCCGCCGAGCCGAAGCTGGATCGGCCCGTCACGGCGCTGTTCAGGCGAAAGCTGAGCGAGGTGCGGACACCGCCGGATGGGGGCATGGCTCTTTTCCTTGTCCTTGTCGCGTCGCCGGCGCTTTGCGCCTTGTGAACTCAATGCAGAGACGAGTAAGTTCCATCACTCGCCCAAAAGGCGGGTTCCGGGGGCGGAATGGACGACAGGTTTTTGACCCTGACATTGGGCGTCGCGATGGTCGGCGTCATTCTGGCGCCGCTCGCCGGGGTCGCCCTGCTGATCCGTCTCCATTCCCGTGGAGCGCCCGAGCGGGCTCTCCGGAAGACTCTTCGCGAACAGGCGAACGCCGCCCAGCGAGTTCAGGATCAGGAACGGGCCGCCAAGGAGGCGGCGTTCCCGAACGAATACGACGGCTGGACGACCTTCGTGTCGCCCTACGACCGGAGTTTTCTCGGCCTCGACTTCACCAACGAACTTGTCGCCCTGGGCGTCTATGGCGAGGCGCAGCGCTATCCGTTTTCGGCCCTGCGCAGCGTCGATCTGGTGCGCGACGGCGCGGCCGTCACCATCCACCAGCAACAGCCCTGGACCGACCTGCTCGCCACCAGCGAATGGCAGCAGTATCGACAGATCGTCGGCACCCTGCGCTCGCCCACCTCGACGGTGCAGACGGTGCGCGAACTGTCGCTCAAGGTTGTCGTCGACGACCCGCGACGCCCCGTCCGGCACGTCTGCTTCTTCGACGCCCAGAACGCGTTCGGCGTCGAGGACAAGACCATCGCGCCCGTCATCGAACAGATCGACACCTTTCACGCCTACCTGCTCAAGGCCCTGCATCAGGGACGGCCGCCGGCCGAGGCCGCGCCGCCGTCAACCGCCGGCGACCAGGCCGACGCCCTGAAGACGCTGTGGGACCTGAAACGGGCCGGCGCCTTGTCCGAAGAAGAATTCACTTCAGCCAAAGCCCGGCTGCTCGCCGCCGGCTGACCAACAGGTTCACCCCATGACCATGTCGCCCCAAGACTACGCCATCGAACAGAAGATCCAGACCGCCGGCCCCAAGACCGGCCTGGCCTACCTGCTGTGGCTGCTCCTCGGCCTTGCGGGCGGGCACAGGTTCTATCTGCAACGCCGCTGGTCCGCCGCCGCCATGCTGGCGCTCTTCGTCGTCTCTATGGTTTTTGCCCGAACCGACCGGCTGACGGCCGCCCATTATGTCCTCATGCCCGTCATAGTGTGGTGGTTCGTCGATCTCGCGCTCATCCCCTGGCTGGCCCGCGACAGCCG